CTGTGCTAGTATCAATTGGATCGTATTGGATCGGTTGATCTTCTTCTTGATCACGGATTGTCGCAGAACCAACAACCTTGATGTTTAAAGTTGAGCCACTAGGGAAGTCAGAGACATTCCGGTAGAAGCCATCTGGTAACATGCCATCATGCATGTTGCTCAGGATAAAGTTGCTGTATTGTTCAGCATCAATAAAAGCCTGAGTATTAGAGGTAGATTGCATTTAGCTTTCCTTATTCAGTTGCAGCAGCAGCATTCCAAGCAGCGATATCTTTAGAGTGAGTACTCCCACCCATTACAGATTTTACTGGCTCTTTAGCTGGAGCTTGATTAAATACAGCCTCAGAATTAATATTAGAATTAATCTTGTGGACTGTGGATTCTTGGACGGTATTAATACCGAATAACTCAAATACAGCCTTAGGTGATTGAGCAGCTAATGAATTAATGTAGTCTACAGATAAACCAAGGTCTTTGGCTTTCTGTCCGTATACTTCTTCAGCTTTAGCTTTGTCACCATAAACTTCAGTGAGTTTATTAGCTACTTCAGAATAGTTAGACTTAGCTACAGTCTGAGCCTCTTTAGTTGCTAATCTTGTATCAATTAATTCATCCAACTGCTCAGGAGTAAGCTGTGGTTCAGTTACAGAATCAGTAGGTATCTTATTAATTTCTTGAAGCACATCTTCAACTGCTTTACGCTTTGCAAGGTCTTCACGCAGATTAGCCATCTCTTGTTCTAAGTTTTCGATGTGGTGCTGTGCGTGAGGAATACTTTGTAAAGCTTCTTCAGGTGTCCGGTACTTCATTCCTTCACCTACTAGATTCTTTACAGTCTCTGGTACTTGAAAGATTGGTGCAGCTTGTACAGGGTCTTGTACTTCAACTACAGGTTCAGTGACTACAGGAGTTACTGGTTCTTGTGTAAACGGTGTTTCTTGAGCTTGGTCAGCCATAATTATTTTCCTTAGGATTTGTCATCCCGTTTAATTGATTCGAGCACCTTAATCAAGGTTCTCTCTGTTGCATTGCGATCAGCTTGGTAAACTGAGTAGCTTTGCGTTAAGGTGCTTTTCAATGATCTACGGTCACGTTGACAACTTAATAGATCATCCCTTAGCATATCTCGGATAGCTTCAATAAGTTCATTGTACTGAAGGGTATCCTTGAATTCTTTTTTCTGTTGTTCTGTGAGTCCTTTAGTTAATCTTTTGTTCATTTAGACTACCTATTACTTTACGAGCCTGTTCTTTAAAATACGCATGTATTAGAACTTCCATCTGCTCATCATTAAAGCGTTCTTCTAGTACAGCACCATCATCATAGACTATTTCATTATCTAGAGTTATTCTTATTTTTAATATTTTGTTCATTTCTTGAACCGCCTGAATTTCTTTTTCTTAGGTTCTTTCTTAACTCTGGTATTCTTTCCTTCTGATTCCATCTTATTAAAGATAGATTCGCCTTCTTTATCTCCGTATTGCTTCTTAAGAGCAGTTAATCTAGATTGCATAATAGGCACTATTTCTTTTTCCTTTTAGCAGTTTTAGTTCTAGCAAAAGATCTATTCTTACTAGGTGACTCTTTCTTTAAATTGGACTTCTTGTTATTACTGGTGTTGTTATCTTTGTGTGCCACATCAAGCCCGTCACCATTTCCGTAGGTTTTCATATCCCTGTTCGCCTTGTTATTTTTAGCGCGCTGCTTCTTTGCTTTGGGCTTTGAATGGTAATTAGCGTATTCCTTTTTATAATTACGCTTCTTCTTAGCTTTCTTCTTGGGCAACTTGAACCTCCTCACCTTCGTCCACAGGAGTCATGGCTTCTACTTCTAAATCTTCCTGAGATTGTTGGACTAATCTCTGAGTCTCAGCTTGTTCAAATACAGCTATATTCTCTTTGATTAAACCGTATCTTTCTATATTTAGTATATCTTCTACTAAGAAAGCTAGCTTCTTAGAGCTTACATGCGGTGCTATGGTCTGACCTAATGGTGAGTTAAAGATACCATTAATGTTCTGTATTAGCTGAGCTTGAGCAGCAAAGTGACGAGCACCTACTGGACGTAGTTTACCTCTAGCAACTAGATCATCTTTAGTTATGTCTAAGAATGTCTCTATACCTAACTCATCATCAATAACACGTATAGTATCTGAACCATTAAGTTCTCTTCGAGCCATCTCTAACATATTGTTAAGCATATCATCCATCATAACTTCGAACGATGTAGCCTTCTCTTGAAAGATTCGACCTGCTGCATTATCTAAAGATTGTACCTCGAACGCAGTCTTCTCTCCTGGAGTCCTAATTCCCATAGCTTGCTTAGGAGCACCAGCCATCTCTTCCATTGTTTGCATAAGAGATTGTATCTGGAAGTCAGCGTTTAGGGCTGTAGCATCTAGCTTCATCATCTCTACATCACCGTCTTCACCTACATCAATCTCAGCATTTGGCCCCCATGTGAAGTCTTCTACATCACCTCTAATCTTTAGAGGAGGGTGAGCAATCATATCGAATACATCTGCTTTAAGGTTCTCTAAATGGTCTATTCTGTACTGCATACCAACTAGATTATCAAGTGGCCCCATTGCGTACAAGTTGTCTGGACGCAGTCTCCAACCAACATGAACCTTAGTTGATCCACGTAACCAACGAGGGTTCTTAATCTTACGTGCTACATAAGCTCTATCTACAATAGTTATAACGTAGTCAGTTAATAATTCTTTATTATCTTCATCAAAGATAGTTCCTTCGAACTCAATGATTTCTACTGTACCAGAGCCATAGTATTCTTGTAATGAACCAAATCCATCTATCTCAATACCTTCTGACTTAGCCCAATCAGCTGTATCATACGTAGCGAAGGTAGATCTATTATCCAGCATCTTCTGTACTACGTCTATTTTCCAGCCTGAGTTAGGTTGAGTCTCAGCTTCATACATTAGCTCACCTAATGATTTAACTGTTCTAGTGAACTTAGGTGTATCTTTAAATCTTACAGCAGCAGGATTAAATACTATATCATAAGGTGATACACGTAATGCACGAGGGCCAACGTATCCTTTTATTACTTCACCCGTCTCTTCATTAATCTGGTCTTCATTAACGTATTCACAATCACCAAATACATTGCCGTAGTCAATGTAGTCATATATAAGACGTGAGATAGTCTCTTTGAAACCTGACTCACGTAACTTAGTCTTCATGTACTCTTGGATTACATTAGCTTTATCCATATCAGCTGAATCATTATCAGCAGCTTCCCAACGTAACCAATCGTCGTTAGGGAACAAAGCAGCCATGTAATTACTATGTAAATTATCTCTAATCTGACACAACTTAGGAATAGTTGTTGAATTCTTCCAAGGTAATTGAGCATTAGTAGTTGATGATGTATCAGTAGCAAATACATAATTACGCTGTTCTTTAGTCTGTTCTATCCACAGTTGATGTTGATTATGTAAACCAGAGTACTGATTAACAATCTTAACTGCTAAATCATCAGACCCCAGTACTTCATCAAATTCTAAAATTGAACCAGCCATTTGTATTCCTTAGTACGCTACACCGCCAAATCTGGCATGTGTAATTATATTGTTAGTACTCTTAGACCTTGATCTAGAGTGAGAAGGTGGTGCTGATACATCTACAGCTGCACACAAAGCATCTTTAATATCATCATGTGGAGGATGTCTCATTGTCATTTCTTCTTCAAGTAATGAACACAAACCGCCTTTGTAATGATACATACCTAGATTATCGTATCTAGGCTCAAGTGTTGCTGCTATACGTTCTTCTTTATTACCTTCATTTCTAGAAGGCCTGTATTCATCTACTTTTAAAGACAAACCGTGTTTCTTAATATGGTTCTCTTTAATATCACGAACAATAGCTTGTTGGGCTACTGTTACTTCAGCTCTCATCTTCTTAAATCCCCACTTGTAATGCATACCAAGGATATGTTCGAAGTACACGCTGATCTTATCTGTCTTGAAACGATCAATATCTAGAACGTATATATCGTTGTCTGAATTAACACCTATAACCACTACAGCAGTATAATCAGCTTTCTTTGATAATGAGAAAGCGAAATCTATTGCAGCAAATACGTTAAGCCTCTGATGCTTGTAGTACCAATAACCGTTCTCTTCTGTTAAGAACTTCTTATCATAGTACTGGAACTTAGAGACTTCAATACGATTATTATCTGGATCATTAGGATTATTGTAGTACTGAGACCTGTATTGAGTCTTGTCTATGTACTTAGCACGTTTCTTTGATAAAATCTTAATATCAAATCCGTACCACTTACCGTGTTGGTTCTGTTGACGTGGCCAAAGGAACTCACCTGTTCCGTCTCCACGATCTTCTACTTCCATCTGTAGTACTTCATACACAGGTACTGAATCTATTTGATCTCCATCTGAATTGAAGATCTCTTCTTCCATAGTCAGTAACGTAGCATATAAATCTCTAGGATGGTATCTAGTACCTACTACCCACTCTTGAGCACCTGTTGAATCCTCATCTG